CTCCTTTTTCTGTCTTTTCTTTTGCTCTGATGTGAGAGTAATCTATATGGTAGACTTCTGCTATTCTGGTTCTGTCTAAAGACCAGATTACTTCTAATGCAAATGAACCATGTAGTTTAAAGTCTGTAGATACCTTAGAATAGATATCATTCCAGCTTTCCCTCTTATTTGCTCTCTTTAAATAATCTTCATTATTAGCAGTTAATCCTCCTCCTATAATAGCTTCTATTGTAGCATTAGTTGCTGCTGCATGTATAGAAGATTTGTTGTATAACTCGATTAAGTGCTGAGGAAATTGATTGTCTTCTCCGCTTTTAACATACTTGCCATCTATTTTTTCGTTATAAGATAGCCAAGGTTTTGCAAAACTTTGCAATTTAGCGAAGTGCATTTTAAATTTGTTGTCTTTCATCTTATCCATGATATGTTGTATAAGTACCATCTTCATCTGCACTTACATATTGTGTGAATGATGGTGTGTCACTACCTGATACCCATGCTCTATCTGTATCTAATTTTCTACTGTTAACTATATCGGTTGTTGCATTCCAAGTATAGTCTGCAGCTCTCCAAGTATCTGTAGTTTGTCCCCATGTAGCTAATGTAGCTCCTATTCTTTCAAATAACTCTACTGTATAAAAACCTCCATATTGGGGTACGTTAGAGTTTGCTAAACTAAAGACTAATCTTGGTGTTATACTGTCAGGTGTATTTTGTAAAGTTAGGTCTATTGAACCTGAACTTCTATCTAAATCTTGATTATAGTTTAAAATAAAACTACCCGAGATATTATTAAAATAAATCGAGTCTACTTCCGGCCAGATTGCTATAGTTTGTGAACCTGATGGTCTATAGTAAAGTTGTATCATCTATAATCTAAGTTATGAAAAAAAAGGGAGAAATCCTAATAACCTCTCCCTTATTCTTTCGTTTATGTTTAATTTTGAGCGATACCTGAAAGTGCAGATAATAATGTTCCGTCTGTTGACTTAATTTCATCTGCCGGTTCTGGCTCTTGACCTGAAAATGTTAGTGCGTATCCATTTTGATCACCAAATGCAGTACCTGTAGCACCACTACCTGCTGATAATGACATACCTCTGTATCTTCCAAGAAGGAAATATCTACCCGTATACGGGCTATCAATTCCGTTATTAGTTTCTACTACGATAGAAAGACTAGGATTCTGTGCGAGCACTTTCACCTGATTTCTTAATCCGCTAGCTAACTTGTGTAACGCAATGTTAACGTCTTCTTGGTAAAAAACAGTACCATTTTCTAAGCTTGGAGTAGGAGTTTCTGTCCAGTCACCAACGTTTCTTGGTAACTCGAACTTAAAGAATTCTCCTGAACCCGTAATTCCAGAGATCAACCCTTCTGATTCTTCAGCAATAGTAGTAATAGATCCTGAAAGAATATAAACATTTTTCACGCCTCCCGCCGAATCACGGCATGATAATGAAAATCCGCTAGTTATATCACAGCTCATATGTTTTTAGTTTTTAGGGTTAATAAAAGGGCGGCCGAAACCGCCCGTTATAGTTTTCTAGATTACGCTAGCTCATTAGATACCCAATATGACGCATGGCCAATTTGGACTCCAAGTTTGTTTCTTAATCGATATTTGATTGCGTCGTCATCGATCGAGAACCATGTTTTGAAGTTTTCAGTATCACTTAAAAGATCTGTACCGATTACACAGTCAGAAGCTGGGCCGATGATTACTCTATCAGAGCTTCTTAATCCGTAAGTACCTACGATTTTTACGTTAGGATATCCTGGGAAAGGAACTTCCATCATATTTCCTCTACGCTCTACTGATGTAGGATCGAAGTGGAATAAGTTTTGCTTAGTTAAAGCTTGTACGATAGTTTGGAAAGTACCAGTACCACAGAAGATAGTTAAATCTTCAGCGTCTAATACGTTTACGTCTACAAGTGAAATACCTTGTGCTAACTGATCGTATGCGTTAGTAGCGTTGATTGCTGCACCGAAGTCAGCAGATCCTGAAGCTGTTGGAGTAACAACACCTGCAGTTGATCCTGAGATTAATTTCTTAAGACCATCAGAGTTAGGAGTTACAGTTGATCCAGCGAATACTGAACCTGAAACAGCGTTCCAGATAAAGTCGTCGTTAGCTTGTTGTGATTTTCTTACTAAGTCTCCAGAAAGTTGCTCCATAAGTGCAAAAGTCTCTTCATAGCTGCCCTCTGGTAAAGCCATCTTTCCTAAGTACTTGTCTGTTAATAATTGTAAGTTCCAAGAGTCATAAGCTGTTCTCTTAGTAACAGTGATATCTCTTTGAGAGAATACAGCTGATCCTGAAGGAGTAGAAACAGCATCACCACCTTGGAAGTAAGGAGTTACTTGAGCCAAATTCAAAGGTTCGCGGAACTTAATATTCTGCTGCACGCTCATGTACTCCGCAGTATTTCCCACCATCACACTGTCAAGAACGATCTTTCCAGCTAACTGAT